ATTTGGCGTTGCCCATAATCCAAACCCTGTCTCTTCTGTGCGGGGCATCGACACCGCAAGCTGGAATAATGATCGGCTCGACTTCGTAACCCTCTGCTTCCAAGTCAGAACACACTTGGTCGAGTGCCAAGCCGATGACCCCAACAACATTCTCACCAACAATCCAATCTGGCCTTGCCTCTTGTATGACTCGGAGCATTTGCGGCCAGAGATAGCGGTCATCGTCCTTGCCTCTCCGCTTCCCGGCGTTACTGAACGGCTGGCAGGGAAATCCTCCCGTGAGAAGAGTGACTCCTCGATATGCCGTGCCATTGAGTGTTTTGATGTCTCCGTGAATTGGGACATTAGGCCAATGCTTTTTGAGGACGGCTTGGGCGTAGGGTTCGTTGTCGCAGAATCCAATGGTTTCAAATCCAGCCCATCCAGCGGCAAGAGCGAATCCTCCGATTCCGCTGAACAAATCGAGGTGAGTTGGCTTTTCATTCACATTTGACCTCTGTCCAATGGCATCGCTTGTTTGGCCTTTTGATCTTGCCCCTACCCTCTAAATATCGTAGGTGGTACTGAATCGCCCCGTGAGTTTTCTTTAGCACCTCCGCAATCGTGCAAGTAGGAATCTCGTTGGTGATTAGGGTGAACACGGCATCTCGGAGCATATCAATGGTCGCTTGGTTGCGAGTCGTTGCGTAAAGTTTTTCTAGTTCTTTGCCGGGGTAGCGGTCAGAAAGAATGCTCTTGGCCTTGGCATCTGGGGTTGTGTATGCTTCGTTCATTGAGTTTGCAACTTACTTTGAGTTTTTATTGAGGCAAGGGCTGGTTTTGGGTTGTTCAACAAAATAGATTTGTCTGCGTATTGCTTATTCTTGTCTTTGCCAGTTCGATGTATTCTGGATTAAGTTCTACAAGCAACGCATTTCTCCCATTCTCGATTGCTACTTCTGCCGTTGTGCCACTACCTCCGAATGGGTCTAGAATTGTTCCGTCTTTAGGACATCCAGCCAATACGCACGGCTCTATAAGTTCCTTGGGGAATGTTGCGAAGTGAGCTTCTTTGTAGGGCTTGACCGTTACCGACCAAACACTCCTCTTATTTCTAGTATTTCCATCTCCACCCATCCATCCACTGTGGTCTTGTTGTGGAGACATTCCTTTTCCAGAGGCAACGGAATAACCTTGTTGTCCCCTTCCGATTGCTCCTTTTCCTTGTTTTGATATTGCATTTTCGGAAATAGCCTCATTATCAAAATAATAATTTGGATTTTTGCTCATAAGAAAAATGTATTCGTGAGCCTTGGTGCATCTATCCGTAACGCTTTCGGGCATTGGGTTCGGCTTATGCCAAATAATGTCTTGGCGTAAGTACCATCCGTCAGTTTGTAATGCGAAGGCCACACGCCAAGGGATTCCAACAAGGTTCTTGTCTGGCAAACCACTTTCTTTTGTGGGTGCTATCGCCCTCCAAGTGTCACTCATTCCGTTCATTGGTTGTGCCGGGGTTGTTGTCTCCCCTTTCTTTGTCCATCGCTGGGCTGAATATGTATCGCCCAGATTTAGCCATAGCGTTCCGTCTGCCCTTAAAACCCTTCTCACCTCACGGAATATCAAAACAATCTTTTCGACATATTCTTGTGGAGTAAGTTCAAGTCCAATTTGCGAGTCAATTCTTTTTGCACCACATTTTATACACAAACTTCTATCTCCTCGAACTGGTCTATCACAATCTGGTTTTAAGTTGTCTGAATAATGACTTATAGTGTGTTCGCAATTTCCATTTCCTCCTTCCCATTTTGCAGTTCCATAGTCTCTCAATCCCCAATATGGGGGCGATGTGATACAACAATTTACCGACTCGCTAGGAAGTGTTTTTAGAACTTCCAAGCAATCGCCTTGTTTGATTTCGTAATTCACAAATAATACTCCGCAACATTCTTCCCGCTGTTCGTCTTTATGGTTCGCTTCTGCACATCGTAACCAGCCTTTCGCAAATCGCAAACTCGGCTTGCCAAGCGAAAGCACTTGAACCAATCGAGTGCTTCCAGAGCCGTGAGTGTTCGTCCAGATTTCAAGTGGGCTAGGATGCGAGCGTTCTGATCGTGCCCGTCCGTCTTTACTGGATGTGTTGTCCTCATAAAAGGCAACTCAAACTGCTCTGCTTCAACCATAGCGATCATTTTGTGTTCCTCCCAGTTGCTTTTCGTGCTTTGAACTTTCTATTCTTGGCATTAAGAACGCTTGTGGGGTGACACCCCCAAGCCCTTGCAATATCTCGAAGCGAAAGCCCAGACTCGTGTTGAGCCTTCCAAATTTCCCAACGCTTCATAACAACCGCGTGAGTTCGATTGCCCCTTGCTCTATATTTTCCGTAGGTTGGCACTAGCTCCTTTGGAATGTCTAGGGGGGTAGTTGTGCCCATAACTAGGTTTGCAAGCCCTTTAGAGGCCAATTCCGCGCGATTGTGTGCCATCTGTGCGGTTAGTGTTGTTACCATTTGCTCGAACTCTTTGATTCTGTCCTCGCACATTTTCACCCGGTGAATGGTTGCCGCTAGAACTAGCTCGTTCACGGACACCCCGCCTCTACCCACTCAGCGTGAGTATTGAATCCTGCTAATTTATATGTTGGTGGGGATTCGCACCCCGACTTGATTGGTTTTTTCATTGTTTGGTTTCCTTTGGTTGGTTGTTGGTTGCTCCTACGCTGACAATTTCTCGCACACGCCCTCCAATCCTTAACCGATGCCCTGCCACCGACCTTCCATCCGTTGCTCTCATAATAATCAAAAGCACTTTCCACATCCGTTCCTACCCAGCCAATTTCTTTTGCATAACCAATCCAATCCGAACGCATAGGACGCTCTTGCGTTCTTGTATGTTCTAGCTTCTTGCTTCTAGCTTCTAGTCTCTGCCTCGGACTTTCGGTGGGACATTTGCTGGACATTTGCTGGACATCGCCGTGACGCATACGCATCTTCCTAGTAGCGTCTGACTTACGCAACTGCTCATCCTTCACCATTCTGCGAGAAATGATGGTCTCTTTGTCGAATGAGAACACCCCAGATGCGTGCAACTCGTCCATCAATTCTGCTGTTCGCTGTGAGGTTAGGCCACATATTCTAGCCAGTTGTTCGCTTCTTGCTGGCTTGCCACCGATAAGCAAATAACCGTGTCGATCTGACTTTGCCATTAAGCAAATCATATCTGCCCAAAGACCTCTAGCCTCAACCGAGCAAGAGCGCAGAGCCTCATCGGAAAGCCAGTCAGCCACATAAAATTTAATCCAAGGCAACTTCACTTCTTAGCCTTTTCCATATCTATCTTCTGATACTTCTTGGCTCGCTCTAATAGCTCTTTGGTGATACGATGGCTATAATCTAGGTGACTGATGATGTCCTTGTAATTCTCACGCTTGGCGTGGTCGAAGTCCTTAAATAAATCTTTCAAACGCTTTGATACGATTGCGTGGAACTCCTCTAATAGTTTTAATCTTTTAACGCTCATTTCTTTTTAATCCTTTCCAGAATATCTTTTCCCAAATCCCACAATATGCCGCTCACGAATATAATTGTGAGATATAGACTCAAGCACCCTAAACCTATTAGGAATAAGTCCCACAAAACTTTCACGATGGACAAAAGGAAAGTTACCATTTGGGTGCAGTCGGCCAGCTTGACCAGAGCCGAATATCTTTTTTAAGTACCTCACCAAACGCACACACAAAGCGATCATCGAGATACCTACCACTAAAGACCACACCGCCAGATTCCATAAGTATTCTTTCATCTTTTTTAGGACTCTCCTTGGCTGTATGCCATTCAAGCATTGACCATTTCGTATCTGGAACATCAACATCAACGGACATCTGAAAGCCTCCGAATGGCTGTCACCACTTCGTTTAGGATTTCTTTAATCACTTGATCTTCTGTTCCGTCAGATAGGCGTTGCACAAGCTCAGCACACCTCTCCCTTTCGAGAGTTGCGGCCTTACGCATCGCATCGTTGATTATGTCTTGCACTTGTTCAGAATGGGATTTCATCATTTGGATTTCCTTTCGCTATTGCATCTGCTTCTGCAAGAATCTCTGCGATAATTTCATTTCTTATGATGTCGTTCTTGTATGGCTTACCATCTGCTCCGGGTTTAAGGTCTTGCTTGGATAGCCACTCCAAATAATCCAAGCCCTTGTTTCCAAAGGCGGCGATCTGACGAAGGGTCGAGCCTTTGTGCTTTCCAAACTTTAATTCCATATCTCTAGGCTCACCACCATTCGTCTTGACCGCAACTCCGTTGAGTTTAGCCGTGATGTCGGCCAAGTCGGTCTTGCTAATCGAATCAGACTTAACCGTGTCTAGTTTAATTGGCTTTGGTGCTGGTTCGTATTTGTCCGTGTTGATGTCCTCGAACCCTCCAATAGGAATCTCCTCTGCCGGTGTGGTACTCAATTTGGAATCTATTAGCACGACGATATGTGCAAATGCTGAACGACAAGCCCTGCTAATTGCTCTGGTCTGAACCATAGCCCTTTTTGCATAGGTCGGACGCTCGAACCACATCTTTTCGTCATCACCCAAGAACCCTTCGGCACTTGAGATTACTTGGCCGTTGTCCATCCTCTTGACCTCACCGATGCAACGATAGCCGTCCTCAAGACGCTCGACATCTCTTGCACTTGCTACGCATCCGTGGGCTACTGCGATTGCTTGCCATCCCTCAACTCGAACATAGTCCTTTTGTCCTATGCGTTGGCAAGTTTCTTTTACGATGGCACGACAAGCCCCAGCCACATCAGTTGCCTGCCGAATGTGGGTTGAGACTCCGTTGCCATTCTGAACTACTAATTGGTTATCACTCATTATTTCATTCTCCTTATTGGTTGTTGGTTGTAGTCGTAGTCTCCCAGCGACTCACGATCTTCTCTGCTTCCTCTGATTGGAAGATTCAAACATCTTAAATCGTGCGTCTGGTCGTAGAGCGTGTCTGGAATCGGGCCATCCACTCTAGTCACCCATTCTTCTAGGGTTTCTCCTTCAAGGCGTTTGGGATACTGCGGAACACAATCACTCATAATTTAATACCTTTCCATTATTGTTTTAACTATCGGGGAAACCCATTTGGCACTGATGTCGTGAGATGGCACTCTGAAAACTAGGATGCCCATTGAGGCGGCAAGATTGTATTTCTCCATATCGTTCAAGAACCCGGAGGGTCTGGTGTGTCTGCCTCTTGTCCAAACACCGCCCTCTAGTTCAATAGCTATTCCAAAAGAATAATAATCAAAACGAAACCTTCTTCCCTCGGCGAATTTGTATTCCTTTTTTAGCTCCGCACCACCAAGACTCTTCCAAAGAATCTCAAACTTGGCAGATGGGGTTAGCTTCATTTTAGTTACGCCCAACCCAGTTCTTGCTAGGTAGGACTAGCTCTGGCTGTTTGGGCTTGTTGCCTTCTGCAATAATCTTATCTAGGCGATCTAGGTCTGCGGCAACACTCAAATAAAATCTGCGCCTCTCATAATTCTGCTGGTCGATATGCTTTGCAAAAAGCCTTACCCCTTGCAAAATTACAAGGCCAATAAAAACTAGAAGGCCAAATATCACGAGCGTATCCTTTGTTTCTGCCAAGCGTGAGAGCAGTAACTTGGGTGAGTGATGAAGGGATATTTCCCATCGTTTAAGGCTTTCATTACAAAGCCTTCCCATACCACCTCGCCAGCCTTATTGTTTTGAAAGTTCATCTCTTCCCAGATTGCATTTATCTTGTGGTGGGCAAGACGGACAAAGCGGAGGAGCTTGTTCTGTGGCACATCAAAAGTCACGGCTTCGAGGTGTTCAATCTCCTTCATCCTCTCGGCGTAAGGCTTGGGGTTGGCGGGGTCGAATGCGTCCATCACTACGATTGTTCCTTTGCCAGTCTTGGTGCGTTGTCCCATAATCTCGCAGTCTACAAACCTAGACTTGATTCCAGCACCAAGGATTCGATCTGCCATTAAATTATGATTCGATGCAAACTGGCCGTGGCGATTGTAGCCTTGTTTGGTTTCTTGATCGAACCAGCCACGCCATCCGTTGAGCTTGCCCTCAATCGAGAACCCATCGGAAAACTCATCGTGGCTCGCTGGCACGACTGAACCTACTGGCCTTGCTGGTAGTGGGAAGGATGTCATTGTGGGATTTATGCTCGTTGGATTTATTTGGTCAAGAGCAATTCAATCCATTGGCATACTCCCATTCCGATGAGTATGCCGAACATTAGGAGCGTATAGGCTTTGATGTATTTCATATTAGTTCCTTCTTTCTTACTTGTTTATTTAGAATCGTATTCGAAACCAGAATCATTCATCCATTGAAAAAGACGAGGCTCAAGCTCACTTAAATCATCGGACATCCATCCGTCATTTTCAAGGGTGAGCATATATCTGCCACCTTCATTACCTTCACCAAGGTCAACAATATGGATGTTGCCATTGATGTCGTTGGGGTATTCAAGCCCACCATACACGATTGCGTTGACTGATTCAATTTCGTAATCGTGATTGTGGGTGAAGGTGTGGCGTTGTTTCGAGTATGTGGTGTTGCTGTTGGTTGTTTGCATACTCCAACCCTAACACACTTCCCCAAGTTGTCTACTCTTTTTTTATCCTATCTTAACGATTGTTTATAAGTCCCTATAAACACGCTACTTGTGATGGGGCTTTGTTGGGATAATCTTAAACATCTTTAGCTTTCGTAGCAACTTCTCTCCATCCTTTGATTGAATCACGGACATCTGGCGAATCATCTCAACCTTCTTTTGCTTGAGCAAATTATCTAGGTGGCGAGTGGCTGTGTTCATTTTCATTCCCCACTCCTTCGCAATCTCTTCTCTCGTAAAAAATCCCTCTGGTCGTGGCGGTGCAACCTTGGTTCTGATTGCTGTAATTAAAAGCTCTTGCCAAGGATTTCGTGGTTTCATATCAAAACGATTTTATGTTTGTCGGGAGATGGAATTTATTTCCTCGTTGTCTTGCTTGAAATACATCGTGCGTCTTGTCTTGGTGAATCATCCCATAAGCCCAGCCGTGTTGCCATCTTAATCTACGCAACTGGCCTCGATTATATTCTGGGGTCTTATTGCAAAGGCATCCGATGTTATACCCGGTGCGTGGGTCAATCGAGACGCTTCTAAAATAATCAATGGCGTGGGTATGCCCAAAGATAACATCGCCATAAGCGTCTGCGTGTTGCTTCCCGCTGTGCATAGCGTGGCCGTAGCCGTGAACAAAGGAGAGGTTGCCACACTTGTAAATACCACCGACTGAATCATAGGGAAACATCCTCGCCTTCGTCTCCTTCATTATCAATTCGATATTCTCAATCCCATCGTTGGCATAATCGCGAGCCACGCCGCTTCGACTATTCCTAGCCATATCATAAATTCGTTCATCGTGGTTGCCCCGAAGAAAGATTCTCTCATCACCAAACTTGAAGAACTCCCGCAAGAACTCCTCTCCACAATCCCAATCCTTCTGCAAGCTGGACGCTTGCTCCTCATCCCCAGCCCCCTTGCGAATGGCTCGAAAGTCCCAGAGGTCACCAATGCAAACCACTAGATCGGGCTGATATTCTTTCGTAAATGCGAGTAAAGCCTTTACCGAGGGAGCATCTTGTTCATCGCCGTGTATATCACCACAAGCGACAAACTTAATTGGCTTCATAATGGGGTTTTGGTTTGTCCAGTTAAAGTTGTGTAAATTAAATTACAACACTCTCTTGCTCTAGGATTTGTCAATGTCTCGTCTGTGCATCCATCCCTTGCTAATTCTAAAACTACGTGCATCTGGGAACGAAGTGTGAGCAGATAGGTTAGCTGGTCAGTTGCTTCCTCTATGGCATTCTCAACGAGCCTTACCGATGGCATCTCCCATAACTTTGTTCCTTGGTTTTCCTCGACTCCCCGCTTGTATTTCTTTTCCATCGACTCTACCGCCGCCATTTGCAGGGTAGTCATATGGAGTTCGTGTTTTTTTGTAAAATGTTTTTGAGTTGTTTTCTCCACGCCTTGCGTTGATGTCATCCTTTTATCTGCTAGACCACGGACGCTTGCTGACTAGAGAAAGTTTTTGATTATTCACTTCCTGCTTTTGTGGAGATACCAACTCCCTCCATCCAGAGATTGTGCTATCCTCTAAATGAGGTTGTTCCCAATCCAAGTGCCGTAGCTGGTGCTTCTCGGCTATCTTCTGACAGATTGAATAGGTCTGGTCGTCCTCCCAAGAGGGGATTAAATCGTTAGTCGGGGTACGAGCAAGGGGAACATAGTCTATTGCGTGAGAGCCTTTACCTTGATCAATGTGGAGCGATTGCGGTGGTATCCCGCGGGCGTTTGTGACTTTCCTCCCTGCCTTGGTGCGCCCTTGGGCGTATAGTTCCTCTTGCTCTTGGGGCGTTCTGGTTGAGCAGTAGATCAAAACTGGAATCTTTTTGCTCATCAACTCGGAATACCAAGCTCCCACCCTCCTACCAAAACTAGGCTCACACTTTTCTATGTGGCCTCTTGACCTTTCTACCGCATCTCGAATCGTCATTACTGATCAAGCCTCTTGCGGAGTCGTTCATTCTCCTCCACAAGTCTAGAAATCGTTTTGAGCGTTTGCCCATAAAGCTGGCGGTATTCGTCTGGGATTGCCTTGGTTCGGTCGAGTTTGTCCCACCGCATAATGTAGTCCGTAATTGAATCTTGGTTCGGGACTTCGCCAATGTCGTAAGGGCGGGTGGTTGCACACCCACAAATTAAACTAGCGGCGATGAATCCAAGCGTCCACTTCTGAATCACGGAGACGACGGTTATAAGCAATTTCTTCATCGTCTCGTTCTTTTTTTGTTTTGGCTCGGTTTTTTGTCCACCAAGCAACGATTCCAATTAGTCCAGCAAGCGAGGCGAGAATAGCCTCCCACATTGTTACTTCCTAGAGAAGCGACTCAAGAACGAAACCACCTTGGTCAAGGTCGCTTCTGGCTCGTCACCGGGAATCAAAGAGGCAATAGCAATCACCGCAGAGAGAAGGGCAACCAATGCACCCACCCAAGCAAACACATCTTGAGACTGAACGAAGGTTAAGATTTGGTTCATAAGGAAGGGTGGGGTGTCAAAGGTTACCATTTTTCAATAGGACATTTGCTAGTCTGCATTCTAGCTTTTATGGCTGTGACACAACCGCATCGCAGACAAATTGGTTTTCTATAATACTCACACGCCTGACAAATAGATTCTCGATTTTGAATCGTGGGTAAAGTTGCAATAGGCATCCCCGCATTAGCCCATTCTATAAGTGAACCAGATAAGCCTTTCGCCATTTCACAAGCAGAACAACTCATATAGGTTCGCCGGTTATCGTGTCGTATGTGCCTCCAAATGACCACCATTCTATAATTTCTATGGTCGGCTGAACATATCCAATTTGTGTAAAGTCGTTAATATATGTCGCCATATTGAAATTAACCCCAAGTATATTTATGGCTTGATAATCATAAGTGCCGCCATTTCCTTCGATTGGATATAGTTGTTTTATTGCAACACTAAATAAACATCCACCCGGAGAGGAGTCTCCTTGATTTAACTGAAAATTAAAACTGTTAAAAGTAAATAAAGCATCTTGATCTATATAATAGAATGGCTTGCTGTCCCAAGAATACGATGCCTCTGGATTAAGAATATTTGTTGAGGAGGTTAGAGTCCACTGATTTATAGGCTCGCAACACATCTCCTCTTCTGAACCATACGGACTTTGAATAATTAGCTCATAATTTGCGGGCGTACTACACTCTCTCAATATTCCATTATACTGTGTATAAGAACCAGAGACCTTTATTTTCCTTGGCCTCCAAAAAATTTTCATAGTATTTTCTATATTTGAGGTTAGTACATTTGTATAGCTTGGAACTATAAAATCACTTCCGCTGGCTGGGCAAGTTGGAAAGTATTTAGGAAATAAAACTTTTCCCATAGGATTTCTTTAGGGCATTAGCCCAAGCCTAATAACCGATGACAGTTATTCGGAATGTTGTTGCGTTTTGTGTCTTTCCACTTCCAGTCACATTTAGGGCATCAATATGAACATTGTTTGTTGAAGCAGTATGCGCCGAAAAAATCAGACCTTCTGTAATATCTGAGGGCAATCCAATCATAACAATATCATTACTCACAGCCCCAGTTACTGGAACGGTAATAGAGACAACTGAATTAGCTCCGACAGTTCCAAATGTTGCGTAAGTTATTGCTGTGAGTGTCCTAGAAGAAAGAGGCAACACTCCGAAGGTGCTTGTGTTATTATTTACAAGCAACCCAGCCTGATTAAGTGCAGAAACTACATTAAGTGAAGTTGGCTGAGTGTAGGAAAGAAGGCCAAGGTTTGTTAGACCAGAGACGATGTTTGTTCCAGTAGGCTTAGTAACTGCCGCACTACCATAGAAACCGATTGTATTTGCAAAGACGCGGAATCCTTGCGCCCAACTAAAACTAGAAATTCCCTCTATATCAAAGTTAGCCCTATAGCCCCAATCAATAGCAACTTCCCCGCTGCTGTCCCATAAATATCTATTGGTAGCATCAACATTACTGGTTGAATCCTCAACAAAAAGTGCGTTGGCCTCTGCCTTGGTGTAATAGCTTTCTTGAGTTGCTGGTATTGCAGACCCGGTGCTAATCAAATCTTTTCTAATCGTTACGCTTCCTTGGTGCAGGGTCTTTGGATTCCCGCCATCGGTCATCTCAATTTCAATCGTAGGGGTTAAGGTATCTGTGCCAGCCTCGGCAAATAATTCATCAAGCTCTGCGGTTGCAAATGTAACCGTTGCTTGCCGCCAAGGCGCAAAGTAAATTCCGCTTGCGTCTAGGAATAGTTGTGTCGTTACATTCTGCGAACCTAATGCACGAACAAAGGAAATTGAATATCCGTTCTCACCATTTAGAGGTGAAACTGAAATGTTGCCAGTTCCGATTCCAGTAACCCCAGTAAGAGCCTCTGTTGCACATACAGCAGTTGCTCCGATTGCTATGGCCGTGGTTGAGTTGCTTCCATAATTCAGAACAAATGAACCTCCAACAACATCCTTGCCGAATGCAAGCCTATAAGATTCGTTTGATGTAGAAGAGCCATCTTGTGTCTTTGTTAATACTGCTTGGCCAGCGGTTGAAGAGGCAACAAAGCTATTGGCATAAACCGCTGGATTGCGGCGCAGTCTAATGACTTGTTGTGCTTTAATGCTAGAAGCTGGGAATCTTCTTGTGCTAATAAAGATTGAGCTTAATGGGAAAAGCGTAAAGCTATCGCCACCAAACGACATTGCCGTGTTTGGCTGGGTGGCGGTCAGAACATAACTATATTCCTCGTTTCCGAATGTAGTTACCGTAGAAACATTATTAGAAATTGCGGTGTAGATTTGAAGGGCTGTTGAGTTAAATGTAATTGCAGAAGATGTTGTTCCGTTACAAGTCAGCTTGAACTGACCATCTGTAGGAACATCATCTATGTTCCCAATACCAAGCTTTAAGCTTGTTCCAGTTGTGTCAATATCGACTGGCACTTGTCCAGTAGGAGCGTCTTGAACACGAAGCCTAAATGTATAGACATCGTTCCTAGTGAATTGCGGAAGCACACCGCCAGCCGCCGAACCCCCAACTTGAATGCCGCCGCCTTGTGCGTCCAAATAGATGTCAATATTCGATGCCATTATCTAGCTCTCTTGTTAAGTGGTTGTAATTGGTGAAAGCACATCAAGTGTTCCGGGTGCGCCATTTACACACACATTTAGAGTGACTATTTGAAAGTTACCAGAAATCTTTAGGCCATATCCTACTTGTGGTTGTACCCTAATATAATCTCCTGCTACTGGCCGTATAGTCTCAATTCTATCCCTAACATTCTTGAAAAATTCCCTTCCCATCTTAATTTTACCAGAAGGGATTTCGTTTAATTGTTTATCATTCCTAGGCATAAATTAAATATAGCTATTGGATTTTGTTACTTGCCAAGTATTTGTTCAGTTATTACGCTAAAGGAATCTGTATAAGTATTTGTTACATAGAAGAACAATCCTTTTCGCTCTGAAAAATGAGATGTGCATAACATACCCAAGTATGAATATGTCTGTAAAAAAGTACCACCTTTAACATTTGCAACCGCAGAGCCAGCGACCCCAAAGCTAGGCTCTACCACAATAGTTTCTTGCTGAATTATATATGGTGCTTTTATGCTTCTATATAAATTAGTTCCATTGATTGATGTGGGTAAAGAGGTTTTTTCTCCGTACCTTTTAAGCAAATCCAATTCTGGCGTAACGCCATCACTATAATAAATAAAATCTACAATAACTGAAAGCGGATTTATTGTAATTCCAGAGCCATTTAAGAAGGGTTGGTATCTCTGCTTTGCTGGTGGCAACCAAGAAGTGTCACCAATGCTTGCCGTTCCAGACTTTAAAATTCCTTGGTATTGAATGGTTGCTCTGCTGATTCCACCCGCTTCCTCTGTTACATTCACAGATTCAACTAGCACATACGGATAGTTCGTGCTTGGCGTTGGATACACATACTGCATTACCGTGTTGTATGGGGTAAAGTTTATTATCCTTGTTCGGAATGTCTGAAACTCGCTAGTTGCAAATGCGTATGATTCCGTAAGTCTGCTTAAACCCAAATCGTCAGTATCGGATATAACCGAAGTACGAATCATCTTCCCTGCTGGTATTCCTATGATGTTTGGCATAAATTAGGTTGCGTGTGCATACGCTTTCAGTTCTTCAAAATTCTTCTGCAATAATTCCTTAATATCATTTAATGCTAGATATGATGATGAATCCACACCACCAGATGAAATTTCGCTGGAATCTACGCTCAAAGAATTAATAGCCCCAGAAAGTCCTCCGATCGAATTAGCCATAGCATTTATTTGTGCTTCCGCAGAAGAAGCCGACCCACCAAGATCTTGTATTGCATTTAATTGCTTTAAAATTTCTTGCTCATTATCCTTGAGTGCTTTTGTTGTATTTTCTATTTGTTTTTGATATGGATCTTCAAATTCTTTTTTAGCTTTTTCTCTTGCTGCCGCTTCTGCCCTTGCAACCTTCTCTCTTTGAACATCTTGTTTTCCATAAGATTTTCCTTGAGCTTTCAGTTCGCTGGAAATTATCTCGTCTTGCTTTTCTTGTTCTTGTCTTTTTTGATCTTGGTATGCCCTATCTGCAGCTTTTCCTAGTCCAATTTCAAAAGATGTTTTTCTTTGCCCAGCCCCACGCAACGACCCGCCAACCCCTGCGGTCATAGTCGCCAGCTCCCCTTGCCTTATTGTTTCGCCTTGTTGCGCTTGCTGAAGCTGATCTTCTATTCCAATTCTCTTATTTAACAAGTCGTTTAGCTTTCCCTCTGATTCCTCTATTTTCTTGGCTTGCTCCAATAATTGCTTTTGATGATCTAGCTTCTCAAAAAATGCCTTGCTTTCAGCTTCTGTCTTTTTGTTTTGAGCGTCAATCTCAAGTTGAAATTCATCCATCGCATTTTTTCTGCGAGTATCCGTTGCCTCTCTTTCCTTGTCAGTTCTCTCCTCTATTCCCTTGTCGATAATTGCATTGGTTTCCCTAACCTTTATTGCGGCACTTTCTTCTTGAAATAATCGATATGCCTCTTTGTCTGTAAATGTTTGAGCTAGTTTCCCTCGTTTTACATATTCTTCATTTACCTTTGCGATTGCAAGAGATTGCTTATCAAGCCCAGAAAGATGTTCTGCATTTGCGTTTTCGCTTGCCAAGCCTTCTGCCAATTTCACATCTCGTAGTCTTTGAGATGTCTCGACAAGGTCTTCCATAGCACTTCTAGCACCAGTAGCACCAGCAATAAAATTCTGAAATGGGCTTCGGTCAAGGTCGCTCAACTTTTTTGAAGTAGATTCCAATAGTGCGTCTAGCTGTGCAACTTGGTTTGTGGCCTCTGCCAAGCTCATCGCTTGACCAGCTTTTTCTATATTGTTAAAGGCTTGTTGGGCTTCGGTGGCAACTGCCTTTACATCCTCCCCCATTCGATTGATTTGGTCTGTAAATATCTTAATCCCACCAACCGCAAATGCCCCCATAAGAGACTTCCCAACAATAGTAGAAAGACTATTTGCCGCAGAGGCCGCAACATCCGAAGCGTCTCTAGCTTCTGCTAGGCTATGGCTAAAGCTCTTAAATGCTTGTTTTGCCTTTTGACCGCTTATATTAAGCTCATCAATAGCGGCTTTTGTTCCCGCTACTGCCTTATCTGCGCCAGAGTTATCACCCCTAACTCGAAGCATTAGTTCTTGTGTTGCGTCTGCCATACTACAATCCTAACTTGTCACTTTCCTCTTTATTCTTTCTTGCAAGATATACATTCATATCTTTCATAACTTTATCAATAGCCATTAGTAGCCCCGGCATACCAACCTTGGCCGCACCAGAAATGGCTCTTTTCCTTACTGGATAATATCTTGTGTCTAGGTCACCAGCGCGATTAAAGATGATTCCCTCCATTTGAGCCTTTTCACTATCGGCCTTTGTTCCTCCACCAAGTCGTTTAATTGATTCTTTGCTATAATCACCCCTAGTAAGATTTTCCCGCTTCCCAAATACCGCCGCCGCTGCCGCCCATCCATTCCTAATATAGTTGATAGATCGTTTTCTTCCAGCCACTAGCCTTCTAGCCAATGCCCCGATTGTTCCGGGTTTTGTGCCCATTCCTAATCCACCAACTCCAAGCTTTGTCTTTCCTAATGTTGGAAGCCCTCTATTTTTCAAAAGCCAATTAACTAGCTTGTATGTACCAGCATAACTTACTGATTGAGCTTTGTATCCAACTACATATTCGCCTATCTTTCGCTTCTTAATCTTACCAGATTTTGTAAGTCCAAATGGCTTAAATACTTTTTTAGTAACAACTTTCCCTTCTACCCTTTGTAATTCACTTGCTATTTGTGCCGCATTAGTTCTGTAGGTAGTTCCTATTGCAGTAACAGCAACATCGCCTAATTTTGAATTTATAACATCAGCCATATTCTTTTTTGATACTTGCTGATATTGTTGCAATTTATGAATAAACTTGGCTTGATTCAGAAGGTCAATTTCTATCATATAAATTGCCTAGTGTTAAATTTGAATGCCCATCAATTTTGCCATTTCGCTTCTCTCTTCTGAACTTACAGAGGAATCTCTCACAACCTTAACCCCGCTTCCAAATAAGTATGTATGAATGCCTTGGTTTAGAAGGCGTATTGGAATGCTCCATAAAATGTATTCCATAGTCCACCCGGTTCGTTCTGCCAGCGTAAAGAGCGTGTAAGCCGTCCACGCTGGCGTTACTCGTTTCCCGAAGCTTGCCCCTCAATCCCAGATTGAACGATTGAAACCCTTGCCTTTCCAGCATCTTCTATGATTGTGGATACGATATTTGTAGCAATATCCCTATCCTCATCAGTCTTATCGGCCACCCAATCTAGCACCCTCTCCCTAAAAGTGTCCTTATCCCAAGCCAGCTTAATTGCCTCCCGCTTATTCTTGTGAAGGAGTAAATGCAAATAGAGAAAAGACCAAACAAAATATACCGATGAATCGTTCTTATCCTTGCATTGTAACATTAAAAGGCGTGAGCCTTCTGTGTATTCTGCAATCTGTTCGCCCTTGAAGGATTTATGGGGCTGAACAAATGATGCGTTTAATTCTTCGTCTAGGATGTCACTCATATTATATTGCCTTTAGGATAGCCCTTTTTAGCTCTGGTTTGGCGTTTGTAGGGACGAGAAGCGTCTGCCCCCCTCTCTTTATGATCTGGATTGGTTCGGCTCTTTTAACCAACCCTAGGAGCGTTTCTCGGTTCTCTAGTGCGGCTCGGACATAACGAATTGGAGCTTCTCCATCGCTAGTCATTTCCGACCATTTAGCCTCCATCTCCTTCTTTGCCATACTTCCAGACCCACCAGAATTAAACCAGAATGTAATCTGCTTTGAACCATCCTCACGGACTATATGCGTGACCGGGTCTGATTGTCGAAGTGTTCCACCAAAAGCCGCCACGGCACTAGCAACCTTAATGTTTGTCGTTCCCCAGTAACTACTGCCTTCCATAATTTTAGGATTTCGATTAGAGGATTAGAACCTCTATTAACTTACGTTTGGATAACCAGTAGCAGAGATGTCGAGAGTGACGAATCCAGTATTCGTCTTGCTCAAAGCGATTGAGTCAATTCGGCAAGTTCCAACCGTAGTAGCATTAGCGAGAGAAGCAAAAGCACCACCAACCGTTAGGCTTGTGTTAGCACCAGTAATCGCAACGCTCAAAGAATAAGCCGTTGTTGGGTTATAGTATCCAACGGCAGAAATATCGCCAGTTGAATTTCTAATTTCATTCTTCTCAATGTTTCGTGTTTCAGAGAAGCTCTGCACAAGGCCAATCGTTTCCGTGTTCAAACCAAACACAAGCCCAGCATTCCCGATAGTTGTGGCTGGCATTAGATTGAAACCTCAAAAAAATTGTTAATCATAGTTCTACTTTAAGGGTGTCAAATTATCTAGAAAGCACTCTGACTTTGATTAGCTCCCATATTGTAGAGAATACTGCCCCAGACACTAGAGCAACTAGCCATAACTTTGTTTTGATGGTGTGAGCGTCCCTTTCTAGGGTGTCTACCTTGCCGTTCATCCTGCCAGTCCATTCGGCTATTTCGCTGGTGTGACGCTCCAAAACAGCAATTAAATTTACTTGCCTTTCTTCGATTCTTGCCAGTCTCTCCCTCAAGTCTGCAACTTGGTCGGAACTCATAGCCTTGCCTTCTCTGCACCGGGAGCAATCCTTACCATCTGCTCTCCCTTATCATTATAGAATATCTCTATGTAGCCCTCGGCCTCTAGAAATTTTAGACTTGCCATAAAATCCCGCCAGCTAGGGGTATTGGTATCTTCCGTTGCACTCATTGACTTTTGACTCTTCCTGCATCTTCAGCCGCCGACATATCTGAATAGCGCGGCAGTGCATTATTATCTGTATGCCTTGGCGAGCAAGAGCCAAGCAATAAGGCGATGAGCAATATGGGCATAATTGGGTTAGGTGTTAAATTAGCAAAAGAAGCAGAATGTTTATTGTGGGGTACAGACAAGGCTCATCTTTAAGCCTCTTTGCCAAGCCCTTTTAGCTGTCTTAATGGTTGGATTTTGACCAACGATTCGAGCAGTATAAACCTTTGTGTCTACTATGTTATTTTGAATCTTTGTGAAGAGTGTTGGGGTTTCAGAATAGAAAGCCTCAAAGATAGAGCAGTATTTAGCGTCAAAGTTTGCTTGGCTTATCTTGGCCGCCGTGTCCGAGTAGTTAATTGATACATCTACCTCATAAACACCAGTATAATTTCCTAATACTTGCCCGGATATGGATGCAGATATTGTGGCGTATGGGAATAGTTTTGCCCCCACCTTATTTGTCTTATAGACATTCAATTCAGAAATGCCAGATAGCAGACTTGCGAGCGCATCCTCCACATTGATTTGAACGCTGTTGTTCATTTCTTTGCGGTTGCCATAATGTCCAAAGTCATAGCCCTTGACCAAGTTCGATTTTGACCATTTATGGCAGGGCTATCATCTGTAACTTTGGCTACATAAAAAGTTATGTTTGAGTGATCGGTAAGATAGCTCGCTAGGTCTGGTGAACGATAAAGCTGTTCTAAAATATCTGTGAACTTAGAGTCAAAATCTGCTCTGGCCGTGGTGTCTGCCCTTGCTACATAGGTGATTGATGCTGGGGTTCTAAACACACCAGAAAAGGGCATAACCTCCTCGCCGCTGATTTGTGCTTGAACCGTGACGCTTGGCATCGTCCTCGCTGTACCTCTCTCACTCGTAAAGAAGTTCACCCCGGTAATCCCAGAAACTACATTAAGGAGGGCATTCTCGACCTCCCTCTCAATAGAGGCCATTAGGTCGTAATCTCCGCAAGTTCAATGGTATAAGAAAGACCATCTGTGCTTTGCGAAAATCCTCCGATCATACGCTCCACTCCACTCACGGTGCATAGAGAGCCAATAGTTGGGGCAGAAATTGACGAAGCCAAAACGACTAGGCTTTGCGTAACCCTAAACACCTCTCCACCTATCTCTAACTCGCTTGCCGTTGTTAGGTCTGTAACGGAGGCAGAAACAGAGGACGAACCTAAGCCAGTCACGGATTGATATAGGTCTTGAATCATATAGGACAAGTCCGTTTCGAAGTAGGAGGTGCTGATAGTTCCAGCCATAAAACCACTCTTAGTGTCAATCTTGAGGAAGCTGTCTAGCCAAAGTATGCTCGTAGACGGCTTGAAGCAAAGATTCCTTATTTTTTGAGCCAATCGTGAAGTTTGCGTGATGTAAGGCTAAATTGATGGGGGGCGATACATCCATACCCAACTCCCAAGGAATCCCATATTGCAAGCCAAATGTCCAAAATCTGTCGGGCAAAAGAGCAACAGAAGCTCCCAACTCTTTGATGCCTTCGTTTAGAGTCAGTTGTTCATTTGCAAAATTATGATCGTGAAGGCCAATCCAATCAAATAGTGAGGCGATTTTTTCTGATGCAGTAAAGGCAAGAAAATCCCCGCAAACTGGGCCGTAGACATCGTTTATTCCAACCATTTCGTGACCAATCAAAGCGCGGTCAATCTCTGGCATAAAGGATGAATAAAAGCGAAAATCACAACCGCTAGTAACTATTTTTCGACCAAGGTTTTCGCGAATCTCCTTGGCTAGAATGCAAACCGCTTTTCGCCCCATTTCGTTAAAAGCTGGCTCTCCAAAGTTGCCGCAATAATCTATTTTTTTAATGTTTAATTCGCAATCTGCCTCAAGATATTTCCCAAAGCTTGGAAGAAAATGATTATCCATCATACCTTGATGACTGGGGCTACAAGCCGTCAGCCAAAGCCAAGGCTTCATAGGGGTTGTTACTTCTTGCATACTTTAAGCCCAGTTGCTTGCCTTGCGCTTTTCATAGATGGCTTTTCCCTTTTCGTAAAATTCTGGCTTATTATGGTTTTTTAGCTGTTCGTCTGGTTGCCCCCCAGTAAACATAGGATTATCGTGGGTAAATTTAATGTGTCTAGCCTCAATTATCACTTGCTCCGCATAGGCTCTCTCTGTGAACTCATTGTCTGAATAGATGCCATCTGACTCTTGGTAGTCTGGGTGAAATAGATGCCCCTGCTTCTTTAGCCTAGATTGCGTTAAAATAGCCATACAAAGCAGTTTATCTTGCCGTAGCCCATCAGATACTGCCAGCACCTTCTCTTGCGTTGTATCCCCAATAGCGGTCAAAATTAGGGCATCCCAATGCTTCGGGGGTGTCCAATCATCGCTCATTTGTATTACAATGTTTGACTTGGCTATTTTTGCCCCTGCGTTCCAAGCGTTAATCATTCCACCCGGATTGCATCTAATGGCTTGATGAGGAGTGTAATCTATGGGGTCGTTGTGATCGACCATAAAGAGCCATTCAATTTCTAGGGGCTTCTCGGCCAAAGAAAGCCACATCCATCGCCTCTGCCAAGCGATCTGCGGTCTGCCCCTTGTAGCGTGAACAATGCTGATTTTGGGGGTTGGCCGCATCTTTTTCATCTTCTCTGCTTCACCAAATTCTCCAACGCACACCGATGCTGTCTCATACAAATCCATCGCTTGCCAATTATAGATTGCCTCGACAAGATTCCAATAGTGAGTTTTTGGGCGATGCAGGGTCATACAAGACCTAATTGCACCATAAGTCTTTATCCAGTTCCCCTTACCAGACCAATGATTTGCTATATAGAAATAAGCCTCTCTGCGATCTGGTTGCAGGGCTATGGCTTGTCCTAGATAAGAAAGCCTATCGTTTTCTGGTGTGCATCTTCCAAGGTTGCAAAGCACATCATACCGAAGCGTGTCCTCTAGCTCTGGGAATACTAATGCTCGCTTGCTTGACTCAATGCACTTTTCAATTTGATTCGACAAAAAGTATTCTTGAGCTTGATAGTAAAGGGAGTTGGGAGCTGGCAAAAGAGTATCTGCCAAAATGTTTAAGTTTCTTTCTGCGCTTCTTGGCTTGTATCCGTGGGGTTTATGGATTCTAAAAATCTTGTCCACCCCAATCGTCTTGTTTGGCTCTTTAGTAACAAGCATTTCGTGGACTCGGTTCTTCCAGTAGCAAGTGCCTTTCTTGGAAATTTCTTCTCGAAGGGGTAACAATCCAGCATTTTCAACCCAATATTTTAAGGCTACTAGGTGAGCGTCTTTTTGAATTGCAAGGTCAATAGCCTGTTCGACTACCCTAGCCCCATCCTCGGCCATTACATCGTCAGCGTCTACCCATAAGCACCATTCATTTGAACAAGCCTCAAGAGCCGTGTTCCTAGCCGTTGCAAAATCGTCTATATGATTCCAGTCAGTTCTTTTATTCTGGTAATGAACGATCTTTGCCCCAAGCTCACTAGCAATTTCTTCGGTTTTATCTGGCGTAGCTGACCCCCTAGAAATGCAAACAATAAGTTCCGCTGAAATAGGCTTAAAGCTTTCCAAGCATCTACCGATATACTCTTCTTCATTTCCAGCGATGAGATAGACTGAAATAGGATATTTCACTTGAATAGGATTTCTAACTGCTAGAGGATGTCAATTTATTGATTTTAGTTATTCATCAAACTGCGGTGATAGTGATAGATGGAGACCACCCAGACCTAGGTATAATTGTTGCATCTGTGCTTGCGTTTTCTGAATAAATAGTAGCCGCATCATTTCCAGATGCCAAAACCCAATCATTACCAGCATAGTCACCATTATAGTTTGAGTTGCCCGGTGATGTAATATAAAATACTCCAACACCCAATAAATAATTAAAAGTTCCCCCTATTGGTGCTGGTGTATTAATTCCAGCTAAAGTTGTCTTTGTATATAATCCATCTGCACCAGCAGAACCAGAAACTATAATTTGTGCTGGTAAATTAGAATCTGTTTGTGTGCTACTAGCAACATAAGCTGTCCTGCTACTGCTTACGGACATTCCGTATCCGTAACCAGCCATTTTAGCCTCCGATTGCTAGAACTACACCAGAATGAATTTGAAAATTGGAAACATTCCCAGCGATGTAAGCACCAGCGGGAATAGTCGTTGCACTAGCCAATGTTGTATTCGCAATCGCACTCATACCAGTAACGGTAGATGTGATTGAATAAAACTTTGTTTCTGTAACTGCAACTAGGCCAGCAAATGAGCCAGTAACAGAGCTTGCAGTTGTGGTTACATATCTAGTTCCCGCTCTTGCGGCGTGGGAAATTTGATCGTAATAAGGTTCAGAATTAGAAAGGTCTGACATAGTTTTATTATGCCAATGTCAAAAAGAAAAAGGAGGAGCAAGGTTTCCCCTGCTCCTCCTTCTTTGGAGGAATCAACCAACCAAGTTTTTAGCTGTATTGAGTCGTGATTCGGACTGCGGCGTTCGCATCAATGACTTTCTCGGCTGTGTTCATACGCACTCGGAGTACGTTAGAACGGCGAGCTTCGTCACGATAGCTCTCGGAGACAAAACCACCCGGAGCATCATCAGACCAGACCAAGGTGCGTCCTAGTCCACCAGCGGTGAACTGACCAGTTGCAACATTAGCAACAATGATCTTGCTGTCTGGAACAATGAACGAGCCAGAATATGACTTGTTCTTGTTCGCTGTGTTGTAAGCCGCACGACCAATGTAGACATTGTCCACACCAAACGCTTGTGCAATCTGTTTTTCATCAAGCAAGCGACCACCAGTGCTAGAAACAGTGCCGTAAAACTGATTCTGCAAGAGGGTAGTTCTGCGAATACGCTCATAAACATTAGCACTCATTATGACGGCGTTGGCCGAATAACCTAATTTATTAAGAGCCAATTTGCCAGCCGCAACATCCGCAGGGGCGTTGATGGTTGCCAAGTTAGCTTCTGTATAGGCGATGCTACCAGTTGCAGTTAAATCAGCCGTTGTGAATGGCGTGGTTGTTGCAAACAACAAGTCAGCCACCCGCTTTTCGTGGGAGAGCTTGACTTGGCGGAGCAAGAACTTCGCTGTTTCTGCCTCGATTGCGAAGAAGCGTGAAGCATCCGAACGGAAGGAATCGTCCAACAATTCCTCTAGGCCGGTCTCTTGGCAATCGTAGGTATCAGAGGTGAATTTCCGAACCGCACGAGCGTATTCAGCACCAGCATTCCGCTTGGCCGCATCAGCGTTCAAGAGGTCAGCATCAGCCGTCTGCACTTTTAGGTAGACACCACTCTTTGCCGATACTGGCAAGAGAGGCATAACATCAGCACCAATCAAGCCGATCTCTGCGGGGGCTTCGATGAGGGCTTGGTTAATATCAGCACGAATGGTCGTGCCACCAGAAATAAAGCTCATTTTATATTATATTCTTTCTTTGTTTGTTGTTACTATTGTTTAGAACAATGGAACTGCGATTTCGATAACCGCCGATGTTGCCGTGGCCGCTTCAAGAGCGATTCCAGCAGTCGAGGTGTTAGCCGCAAGTGTGGTTACTTGACCAGCCGCATCGAAGAACACCGTGTTACCAACTGCCGCCGTACCAGAGACGGTTGCAAAGAAGGTTGGGTGAAGCATCTTGACGGTCACGAAGCCACCAGCGGGAGCATCTTCTTGAGTTACTCCGATGGTTTTGTTAGCACCAGAAACAGCAACATTTACGAAACCCGCCGTGGTGGTGTCGGGGGTAACGAACCGATAAGCCGAAACAGCAGAGGCCGTTCCGAATGTACGGAAAACATTATCAATTTGAGTAGACATTTTAGTTTATCCTTTTGTTAGATTTTGATAATGCCACGGCTTTTGGCCTCGGCATATTCTGTGGGGTTAGACAGCATCACGGCTTGCATAGCCTTGAGCTTTGAAGTGGAGTAGTCGCTGTGGGCGGCTACGAGTTCTTCAAAAGTTTTGGGTTCAACCTTCGCAGGGGCTTCAACAACTGGTGAAGCAGAGATGGGCTTAATGCCAAACTCGGTGAGAACTGCTTTGAGTTTCTCGGCCATCTGCGTGTCATCCTTCTTCACCTTATCTTCGGGGGAAGGAACATCAGCAACTGGCACGCCTTCAGCCTTATCTTCAGCTTGGTCTGCGGCTTCGTCTGCGGGTTTCATAGCGGCTTCAAGAGCCGCTAGGCGAGCTTTAAGTTCGCTCAATTCGTCCATATATTTCTTATTCATATTTTTATTCTCCTTGTTGTCAAGTATTGGTTCGTGTTCCACAACGGCTTGTGTATCGGCAGGGATGCTCACGCCTCCCGCATTATATGACAATTTTGATTCTGCCTTTACGCAAGAACCAGATTCGTATGCTGGAACTCCCTTTGCTGGTTTGTAACCTTCCCAGCATCGGAACTTTGTTCCAACTGCGAAAACAAGCATCTCAACATCTTTGCTTTGAAAGTCTCTAAACTTCTCATTTGATGCAGGGCTAGAAACTAGATCGGCAGATTCAATCCTCTGGGGGCGAATGTAGTCCTTGCCTCCGATAGTTTCAGATTCGTTCAAGAAGGCAAGGCTCACGCCAAACTGGTCGGGAGCTTCATTTGCCATCTCTTTTACTAGGCCATAATGAGGGGAGCTTTTGAGCAAGTGAAGGTCGGCCAAGAGCTTATCGCCTTCAATTCGAGGGTTGCGTGCAAATCCTAAAACTGCCTCTAATCCAGAGCCGTGATTCATCTTAACCTTCACGCCATTGGGTGCTTGAGACATTAGCTGGTAAGCCTTCTCAATAGAGGTTTTATCAATAAATAAATCGTGGCCTCGCGCCTCTCCTTGGCTCAAGATATAGACATTAGGAATAACCGTGGAATCCTCTTCCAGCCTAGCCTCTTTGCGTTGCTTTTTCTTTGTGTCCCGATAGGTTTGATAGGCAACGGCCGCCCTTTGCTTGGTGTCTGGAAAGTCTTTTACGGCTGTCTTATTGCCCATAAAGCGACCAACGAAGTCTTTTGTTTTCTCGCCTTTTTCTGGTGTGATTAGTGGCATATAATTAAACTAGGGTTAAGAGGTATTTTAACTGGTTCACATTACCGAGAATCTCATCTCGAATATTGAGCAAGTCCGTGTCACCTTCATTCAGATAACCCGGCAACTCGTCAGACAAGAAGGAAATAAACTCATCATTGTATTCCGCAAAGCCTTCGGAGTAGTTATCTAGGCTAAAGTCAAAGGTAGAAGCAGAGATGATTCTGCCATACTTTCCCATAAAGGTTTCCACAAACTCATCAATGTTCTCTGTAAGAGACTCGTAGATTTCTCCAAAGCTCTTGTGTTGGCTATAACTCCTTGTCTGCCAATGAAATATCTTATACTGATTCTGGTAGGTCAGTAAAGTTGTGAGAATTGTCTCGCCGTTGGCGTTTTCCATAATTACCTTTCTAGTTTGTCAATTACTTCGCTTTGTCTTTGATCGGCCCACCAACAATCCAAGCATCGCAAGTCCGTTTAGCCGCACACTTAAAATCAAAAATCTCGCAGTAGCCTAGATCGCCACCAACTGCTACTTCGTTTGCATCCTCACCAATTCCCTTCTTAATGCAACCAAGGAGCTTGTTGGTTTGATTAAAAGCCGCACAATTACCGCAACGCATTTTCTTTGCCGTGGCTACATCGCCTTGGAACTCGTTTGCCTTTGCTTTCCAGTAAGCATCGTTTGGCTCGTTTGGATTGGCAGGGCCGTAGTTTGCATCGTCCACGGCATTCTGTCTATTGGCTAAATTGGTTTTGATGTCTTGCGTTGCGATTGGGCAAGAAGCTGGTTCTTCTAGCTTTTCATCTCGGCTGTCCATTTGCTTAATAAGCTTCTTGACCCAAGAAAATCCCGCGTCACCGCCCCAACCATTCCACGCTTGCCAGCCCTTGCCTTGATCGTCCCACCCAGCACCCTTCTTGTCGACTTCGTGACGGCTAAAGAAAGAGTGCATTCTACGGATTGTGTCTGGCGATAATGATTTTCCAGCAATCAAATCTCTAGCCCTAGCAATTCCAACAGAGGTCATTCCTCGTTGGCTTGGTGGTTTCTCTCCTCGAACTTCTAAAGCTCGTTTAGCCGCATCCCTAGCCCCTTGTGGTGGCGTAAAATCAATGTCCGAATACTTGCCCAACTCGCAAGCATTTAGTATTCCGCTAATAAGCATCTTAACGCTTTTGTTGTCTAGTTTTGAAAGTTCTTCAAGGTTGTTATCAATCTGTTTTCCGCCAATCTTCTGTGTATCCTCGGTTGCTCCTTTTTCAGTAGGCTCACGCTCTTCACCCACATCAATATCCCCATCGCTTCCAGTTGTTCGACTTGCTGTGTCCTGCTCTTTAATCGGAGGGACAACAACAACTGCGTTTTCGTCTTGTGCCTCGTCTTGCATTTGCTCTGGTGCTGGTGCTGTCGAGCCAAACATAGGGGCAGGGATTGGCTTGTTGATGTCGGAAATTGTATCTGGTGCAACTCCATACTGCTCTGCCAAATCCTTAACTAACTTTGCCTCCAATGCTCTCTGTCGCATTGAACTTTCAAAATCGAGTCCCTTCTCTGCGTAAATCGAACTTGCGGTCGTAAGGCCGGCTCGAAACTCTGCAATATTGGCTTGGCTCTCGCGGCCAAGGTCTATGGAAACATTCGCACCAAAATTGAAAACACCCTTGGCACTTTTCCCTCCAAGGTTATTTGCAATCAATCCCCTTGCTACTCCGTCTGCAATTACGATGTTCTTTAAAGGACGAAGAACTCTATCCTCTAGGAGCTTCTGGTATCTGCGGAAAGTGCGTCCAGCTTGTTGCATTTCAAGTCTAGCTGTCGGGCCAGACATCGAGGAGGGGTCTACTGCAAAGCTATAAGGAATGCCAACACCCATACAAATGTTTCGCAGGAGAATCTTGTGAAACTCTGCAAACGCACCAGAGGGACGGCTCGGCCCATCTGGGAAAATAATATCCTCATTGACTTCTAGATAACTGACTTTACCCGGTTCAATGGTTTCTAGTTTGATTCCTTGGTTGTCTGCGTTAAGGTCGTTTGTTAGCGAGGAAAGATCAGAGGCGTTATTATTATTCCGCTTTACGATTCCAGCTTGTGAACTGGCGTATTTAGCGGCCATCTTCTCTGAAGCAATAATCTCGTAGATGTCCACGCAATCATTGATTGCTGTGTGGAAAGCAGAGATTCCTCGATACTGGTCGATGCGTAGCGGGTCATACAAGTGGAATGCTTGGCTTGCTGGTACGGTTGTTTGGAAAATGTAAGCGTTGCCATAGGTGCGAAGGTAAATGTCGTATCCAACTGGTGCGCCAGTTTCTTGGTCAATGTGAATACCGCTGATAAGATTAAGACTGGTGTAAGTGCGATTAGGGTCGCCAAGTCTATCTGCTTCAATTCCTTGTAATTTCAGAGTTCCATCTTGCGATCTTATCAAAACAAAAAGGAAATCGCCATCACGGAGCATCGACATCATAGCGATCTGCATTAGAAACGAGCCAGTATGCCTTCCCGACAAATCGCACTTGTCCCACCAATCGTTCCAATAAGCCTCTACATCAGTATTAACTTTTGGGCTTTCGGTTCTTGCTTGATAGGAGATATTCCCTGCACAATGGCTTGCAAACTTCATCAATAGGCCACGAACAAGGCCAACATTCTCTGCCAAGTCCCTAGAACGCTTGAGCAATTCTACTCGATCATAATTAGAACGAAAGCCCTCTGCACCAGATAAAGAGGACGGCCCACGGCGTTGTCTATTGTATTGAGTTGCGTCATATTCAAACGCTGTGAGTTTTGCTCTAGAAGCCAAACGCTCAACGGCGGCTTGCGGATTAACAAAGGCAATCGCCTTATCAATTAGGTTTAATTCAACCTTCTTCACTTATATCATCCCAAGCGAACGAGCAGGGCCGAACTTTGCGTATGTTGTGCGAATCCTTCCACCAGTTGCTTGCTGAATGGCTAGGGTCAATTCCGCAATTGTATCTCTCACCTCACCTAGATTCGCCCTAGAAAAAGAGCGTCCAGCTATCGAATAGCTTGAACCCGCCACCGCAATCGCCTCAAGACAAGTGATATATTTATCACGCAGAGAAGTTAGGGTGGTGAGGGGTAGCCCAATAAAATCACCCTTCGCCATTCTCAACCTCCTCTGTCAAACTTGCGGGTGAGACTTTCAATCGTCCATAAAGTGCCGCACCAACGATGTTCATACACTCACAGTCCATCAAATGATTGTGCTTCCCGACTTGCTTCCATACAAGCCTTTCTCTTCCAGTCATAGGGTTTTTCACTCGCACCTTAACCTCTGCCTCGATATGCACTCGCCAAACATCGGGGGTATCTAGGGCGATGTAGCCGGGTTCTTTGATTAGGTTAGATAGAATGTCTTTGATGGATGGATTTGACCACCGCCAAACCGGGCAGAACTTCCACTTCCACCCTGCCTTCGATTGAATTGCCTTCCCGCTGAATGGGTCTCCATTAGCAATTCTGGCGTAGGGGCGTTGTAGTTTTTGCTCCCCTACAATTTCAGAGAAACTAGTGCGGTCTGAACCAACCAGAGCCATAAAGCCCCATTTACAACAATGGAAATAGACATCTCTGGTCTGATCGCCGCTATCACAGAAAACACACTTCGATTCCACCCCAAACTCATCGGCTTTTGCTTTGATGTCCCCCCAAGTCTCTAGCCTTCCAGCCCATACAAGCCGTGATCTGCCCTCAATATTCCAAGCCCTAACAACACACCAAGCGTGAAAGCCCCCCGCCTCTTGAATGTCGCACGACATAATCAGCTTCTCATTTACTCTGACTTCGCCCATCTTGTAGTCGCCAGCAACAATTTCCATCTTCTCGCTTTCGTGTTCCATCCAAGGCTCTGCTAGAACTCGGTTCACAAAGTCTTGTAGCCCTATGATTCCATTGTGCTTATCTTGAAGAAACTTTACAGCCAAACTTCCGAAGCTAACCCAAGGGGCATAGAGGCCGTTGAGATGATAGGAGCGTCTAGCTGGTTCGCCTTTTAGATTGGTTGCCCTCCACTCGCCCTCTCGAAGCATCTTGGTTTTCTGTCCGTCTGTAATCTTTTCTTTGCACCCCTCGCACTCGTAGTAGGTCGAGGATTTAACCAGCTTAAAATCATAAACTCCATCCTCGATCTTGGCAGACTCGTCCCATTTCACTTGCCCCCAGACCAGCTTCTGCTTATGCCCACAATGAGGGCAAGGCACAAAGTAAAAGCGCATATCCCCTTTTTGCCATTCGCTCCAAATGATTGAGTCGGCAGTTGTCGGGGTGCTGGTTGCTATGATGAGATGGTTTGGGTAGGTGCTAACTCTAGCCTCTGCTAATTGAACTGGGTTTGCCTCTCGCCCCGACCCCGCTTGTTCTGGAAACTTGTCTACCTCATCCATACAGAGCAACGCAATCGATCGACTGGAAAGAGCAGAGGGGCTAGTGCCAGCCCACCATACCGAGCATCGCTTGAAATGTTGCTCTAGGATTTTTATTTTGTCGGTGTTGTCTGGCTTCTCTTTCGCTAGGGCTGGGCAATCATCAATCATAGGAAGCCAGCGAGTTTCTGTGAATGATCTGGCTAAATGCTCGCTGGGCATAACCCACAAGGCAGGACAGGGTCGTTCTGCTATTCGATATGCTAGGCCAGCCAGAATCGTTGTGGTCTTGCTTGTTTGTGCCCCCCATACCAACACGACCCTACGAATCGAATCATCGCCAAAAGCCTCTAGCGGTTCACGGACATAGGGCGTGAGCGTTGTTGAATAAGCACCGGGTATGTTCGTTACTCTTGCCGAAAGGGTTAAGTTTTTCTCTGCCCACTCTGGGATTGAGAGTTGTTCCCTTGGCTCAAACAAAAGGCGAGCAAAGTTCTTGGCTTCATCAATCTGGTTCATCTCTTAACCAGATAATCTTTCGCATATGCCCAAGCGGGGTTCATATGGATTTGATGGTGGCACTCAAAGCACACCGCCAAGAAAAACTCTACCTCATTGAGCCTATCCCCGAACCTTCCTCGCCTATGGTGAACTTGGCTTGCCATCTTGCACTTGCAGACTTGGCAGACTGGATTGTTGATTAGAAACTTCTCTCGCACATCTTTATAGACTTCGTTCTGGCCTTTTCTCTTTGCAGATACTCGGCGTAGTTTGCCCCCTCGTTTTAGTGGGGTTTTGCGTTTAAGTGAAGAGCGTTTCATCGGTCAAAGAATGGAACATCGTGGGCACATAAATCCCTAAACTCTGGTATCTGCATAAGGGTTTTGTGAAGTGCGATTGGGTCTGCCTTGTCCCTAACAACTGCGTGATGAAAGTGAACCATCCAATATCTTCCAACGCCCTGCCTTGTCTTTGGGTAGTTTTTGAAGCAACACCCTACGCACATAGCAAATTTATGTGCTTCTTCAAAGTATGTGAGTTGTCCGGTGTTTGGAACATAAAGCGTAGAATGGTTAGAGTTCGGGCAGTAAGCCAAGGCTATTCTTGTGGGCTTTGCGGTTTTCATCGGTCAAAGAATGGAAGCACTATGCCAAGGATTGCGATTGCTACCAGCAAAACAATGAAGCACTCGTTCATTTGAATGCTCCTTCTGCTTTCTGAATGGTCACAAAGATTTGATCGATGCCCTCTTGAATAGCCCTTTTAGCACATTCTGGGTCGCTAGGGTTTGCTCTGGCGGCCAAGCTCGAAGGCATAGCATCCATTAGGTTTCTAATTGCTCCTAGCCATTTGCCGAACACTTCTCGCACCTCGTCCATTCTCACTAGCACTCTGGTTACTTCCTCGAACCGAGCGTGTTCCATTTCGGCTTCTGCGACTCGCTTTTTTGCCTCGCCCCATCCCTGCACCGCCGCCCGCATAGCGACTGGGTTTTGATTGTTTGCCGCCGTAGCTACCAATGAGTAAGCAACTACCTCGGCTTGCTTCGCTCGATTCAATCTGCCAAGCGAGGTTTTCGATTTGTATGACTCGGCATCCGAGTCTTTTAATGGCTCTGATGAGGTCAGGGATGGTGTTCGGGCTATCTGTGATTTGCTCACTCGCTTCTGATTTGCGAGCCTCCATCTTTGAGCGTCTGACTCGGAAGTGAGGGGCATACCCCGCTTTACCATTCGAGACAACTGCCCCGCATCGATGCCCCACTTTTCTCGGAGTTCTTTTTGCGTAATCATTGGCTAGGATAACTGCGGAGGGATAGTCCTCATTCATTTGGCAAGCGTGGCCTTTTTGCCAGTAAGGTTTTCCCATCGCTTCACAATCACATCGCAGTAGTTTGGGCTTATTTCCATTCCGTAGCATTTGCGTCCTAATTGCTCGGCGGCGATTATGGTTGTACCAGAACCGCAGAATGGCTCGTAAAGAAGGTCTCCGTTCTTCGTGTGATTCCCCATCGCATAACACCACATCTCGATTGGTTTCATTGTGGGGTGTTCTCTTGATGCTTTTGGTCTTTTGAAGTCCCAAACAGTTGTTTTTGTTCTATCTTTGTTTTTTAATCTTTCACCCGGTTTCCAGCCGAACAATATGGGTTCGTGTTTATAGTGGTACTCGCTATGACCCATAACCATAGAATCTTTATTCCATACCAGTATTTGTCTTAATATTTCTCGGCCTTTCCAATCGTTCAAAAACACACTATGCAACCGTCCCGCCGGGACGGTTGCAATCCAATATGCCCCATCCCTAGACATAGACTCGGCCACATCAAACCAATTTTTACATTTTTCAATTAGGTCTGATTCTGATAAGTCATCATTCTCAATTTTTAATGCGTCCTTGGTTTTGCCAGTATAGCTTACGCCATAGGGCGGGTCGGTAAGAACCATATCAGCAAGTTCCCCATTCATTAGCTTTTCTGCGTCTTTTATGCT